AACGATGCAACATTCTTTTCTAAGTTACCTTTAATATTGCACTCAAATTTAGCCTGTATCAACTCATCCTCATAATAATTTATGAAGGCGGGAATATTACCCATGTCGGATACTACTTTATTATACCACATTAGTCTTCGTAATCTTCGTCGAGATCGTCTTCTTCGTAATTTCCAGCATATTCATCGAAACTACGTTTAGTATAACTATCTGTTCCGCTAAATTCCTTTAGTTCGTTATCCCCGATCATATCTACTAGGATACTCATTAAATTATCACTGGCCTCTTGTCTATCTTTTTGTGCTATATATTGTTTAAGTGTTTGATATGTTTCTACTAGAACATCTACTTCAATACTCATATTTTATCCTTTGTGTTCAAATATCAATTTTGGGTGCTTTTCGAACCATTTGCAAACTACATCATATTCAGTGTTAAAATGTATAGTCAACGTCCATCTATGACCATCATTTTCGATTCCGTGTAGTTTCTGTGTATCTAGCAACCACGCTGTATTTAATTGACTTGGATATACTTCTTTAATATTATCAGATTCAACCCAGGTATGTGCAGTTGAATCCGAATTCTTAAAGATATAATTTAAAGAAGTTTGCATATGCGGTAAATCTATATGGTCCGCACCTTTACCATGCAAATAACTAATTGCACCCTCATCGGGATTCAACTCTTTCATCATATTAAGAAACTCGTCGAGCCAAGGCATTGTTTTATTAATAACAGGACTTGCTACTCTAAACCATGACCCGCTAGATTTATGTTGACTGATAGTGCCCAACGACTTTAAATTGTAGTGTTCTGAATTCCCATAGTCAAATATAGATCCAGCTGATTTAAACGATAGCAATTTTTGTGTTGCCAAAATAGTTTTATTCCAATCATGATTTATTGTTATATCAATTGGCTTACAAAACTGCATATCATTCTTCCATTGTGTCCACTTCAGTGTGTTTAGTGGTAGTCCGATGAGGATGTTCGATATAATCTTTCATTACTCGATCAAGACTAGTATCGTCATTTCTTTCCCAGGCTTTACGAAATTGTTTAATAACGGTACCATCTACTAGAGTATATTTAAGACTGTTGCCTTCTTTTTGCAACAACCCTTTTGCTTCAAACATGTCAACTAATCCACTGTAGGGATTCATCCCAGTTTCATAGGGAATCTTAACTTGAACACTTTCAAAAGGTTTTGCATATCGTGTCTTCATAATTTTACATGCAGCACGAATACCTTTGACTTCTGAAATCTTATTGCCATCTTCGTCTTCTTTTAACTTTAACTTACGCATAGCAACTACGATAGAACTTGCGTAGATAAAGCCTTGACCTCCACTAATCTTATCGTCGGGATCAAACATGTCTTGACTTGCGTATGTGTGATTAGTACAAACTAGGCCTAAGTTTAAATCACCGAACATGTTTACACAGTTACGTACCAATGCTGTTAGAGCTTTGGGCTTACGGCCCATGTCTCCTTTTAGATCACCAGCTTCAAATTGGTTAACATCAGTTGGTGTTAAAAGCATACCCAGTGAGTCTAGTACAAATAATACTTTAGGGCGAGAATCTTCTGGCAGTGTTTTATACTCTTTAACAAACTCGCTGATCATTTTAGCAACATCATCGATCATGGCCATGTTAAGTTTAAGAAGTTTATCTTCTGCGGTATCGACACCCAGTGCATGAAGCCAAGCTTCGTCAAGTGCGTTCTCGGTGTCAATAAGGATGACATAAATGCCTTGTTGCTGAGCATTCTTAACAAGGTTGCCGGAACAAATAAAACTTTTGCCTGCACCAGATTCACCGGCAAACACTGTTACTTTACCCATCGGGATTCCTTTATTAAAATCCCCGCTAATCAGATAATTTAATGCATAGTTGTTGGTCGAAATCCATGTATCTGGATCTCTGAATCCCATACTAATGCCGTCGATACTTTTGGTGATACTTTTTCTAAATTTTGATAAATCAAATGGTTTATTTGCCATAATTATTCCTTAATTTGTATTTCTTTAATAAAATTATACTTTCGTATTTTACTTAAACTATCCTCTAAATTCAAGACTTTACCTAACACTATTTTTCCGTGTCCTAGATTTTTATCATATGGATCCAAATTATGTTTTGTCATCCAATCTATGAACCCTTTGTGTTTAGATACCGAGAATTCGTCAAATGCCAATGAGGCTTCTCCGCTATAAAAGTGTAAATTTTTTGTCATATCATAATCTATAGGCAATTCGTCTGTGTATAAGTCAACATAAGTTTTTCCTAATTCTGCATAGTGCAGACACAAAGATCCTGGTTCTACTTCAAATTCAAAATTATCGTAATCTGTTTTGTCTAATGGTATTCTACGATATTGATCTTTATTAAAACTGAAGTAAAGAGTTTTCCAAAAAATTTTTTTTTCGATTTTATGAATATAAAAATTTACATTTCTGATAGCATTTTTTAATTCTTGATTGGCAATAGAAAATAATCGAGATGGTTTTCCAAATTCACCGCTGAGTTGTTCAAATTTAAGATGCAGATAATTAAAATAACTCTGTGGTTGATCTAATAAGTTTAATCTTATCTCGATAAAATTTTTAAGATATTTGTTAATTATTATCGAAGATTGGATAACTTCTTTTATTGCATCATCAATTGATTGAAAATTAGCAAATGCTTCATTTTGATTGATATTACAATTGTCTAGGCACCAACGTAATTCTTTGATCCATTTACGGACAAAGTCGTTATCGTTGAGTAAGATGTCAAAAGACGCCTCACCCGAGGCGCCTAGTACAACCGTAAGTTTCATTACTTTTGACGATTACGAATCATTGCCAAAATATCTTCTGCACGTTGACTAGCAGGTTTAGCTGCTGTGACTGGTGCAGTGACTTCTGGTTCGTCCACTTCGAACGGGGGATCATCTTGTGTTGCCACAGGTGCTGGGCGAGATACTGCCACAGGTTTCGAAACTGGAGTAGATTCGTCGTCAGACTGTTTGTTGCCAGCAGTACTAGCCATTCCAGCTGGTTTGTAATAAGCACTCCACTTATCAGCATCAAATGGTTCACCGTTTACACTGGCTTCGAACATTTCTTTGATGATTTTTAGCTCTGCATCAGATGGCTTTTTAGGCAAAAAGTCATTTAGATTGTACAATCCAAATTTTTCAATGGCTTGCAGTTCTGCAGAAGTCAGTGCCGATTCTTTACGTGCCCAAGTACTAGTATTGTAGTCAGCATATCCGCCTTTACTGGTTTTCTTAATACTGAAATCCAGTCCAGCTTCGTAGTCAGTTGGCAAGTTTTCCAACTCAGGATCCATCAAAGCATTTTTAATGAGATTAAAAATCTGAGGACTGATAATGAATCGACGAATCGGATTGTCTGTGGGTTTGTCATCAGTGAGAGGATTTTCGTGTACAAAGCCTTGCATGATATAACTGCGTTTCTTCCAGTACTTACGACCCATTTCTTCAAGACTCTTGTCTTTGAACCATGTACGAACTTCTGCAAGGATAGGACATGCTTCTCCCCACATTTCTACGCAGGGCACTTGTACAAAAGTAGGCTTGCTATCAACTTGACCTTTTACACCAGCAAAAGGAAGTTTAATCATTAGTCGTTCGACCCAGAAAAAATCATTTTTTGTATTTGCGTCTGGAAGGAAACGTACACGAGCTGTAGTACCTTCTGGGATATTCCAATGGGCATAAATGCCATTGTCACCGCCTGATTGGGAGCCTTGTCCCTTGTTTTCTTGTGCTTGAAGTTTTGCACGAATTTCTGCTAAAGATGTTGCCATAATGTTCTCCTATAAATTTAAGATGGTCTTTGTTGTGCCTGGATATATAATGCACCGTTGCAGTATATAACAATTGTATTTAGTCTGTCAAGACTAAAAGTGAAATTTTTGTTTAGCACAGTTATAGTATAACTGTACCAGAGATAGAATTCAAGTTATTTGGTAATGCCGGCTAATTGTTTGAGAAGATTAGTTCCCAACTCTTCCATTACACCATTACTGTAACTGCCAATTTCTCTATCCGCTGTGGTACTACCGTATTTTCCGTATCCGTATCCGTATACGCCCATGCGGGGAAATTTGAAATCAGGATTCCAAGCTGCGATTATATCTTTTGCTCGTTCGACTTCTTCTTTGCTTTCAAAATAATAAACATTGTTTTGGAATTTGAATTCAAATCCGTTATTTTTCAATAAATTATCTAAATTAGAATCAATTATATCGTTATCAAATTGATCGTCGTTGTCCCTTGGATTACTTAATTGATTTGCAAATGGGCTAGGATTCTCATCTTCTTCCTCTTCGATGTCCTGGTGCTGTTGAGTATGTTGTTTATTTTGAACATTGATCGGATTGTCTAATGTTTCCAACATTTCGTTGGCCCATGACTCAAATTCTTCTCCGACACGATTTTTATATTTGCTATAAGCTTTATGCACAACTGGTAGAGCATCCATAAGTCTATCATCGAAAATTTTTCTTGTAAAACGTTCTCTCAGTGAGTTCAAGTCAATTTCATCTTCGTCATTAATTTCAGGTTGCCATAATGCTTTGTATTGGTCGTATCCACGTTGGCTGCGAAGTGAATGCAAGTCTCTGTGCAATCTACCATAATGATCTATTGCACTGTTGACCATTTGTGTAGTTTCTATGTCTTCAAAAGTTCGGCCGCGCATATTTCTTGTAAATGTTTTAAGTGCATTCATTTCACTTAAAATTTTATTAATATGTTTTCCGAAATCATCATTGAGTTGGCCGCCGTTTTTGACATGTCTTGCCAAGGCACGTGCGCCATTTATTGTAGTGCCTTCGGGACAACGATAACGTTCTCCCAAGGAATTTTCGATGTAGAACGATTCGATATTTCGACTTCTTGCACCAGGAATAGTTTCATCTACAATAGGTTTACTATGACGAACAATTAGCTTTACGTTTTCAAGTTTCTGGTAACTACTTCTTCTTGTTCCGTAAAGTTTACTTTCTGTTACCTTAATATCGTCTTTATCTAATATTTCTGCATTTTTATTTGCGTGTTTCAGATCTCTGAGATTAAGGCCGCTTTTTGCGATATCCCTAACATCAAAACTTAACATATTTCTTTTTGCAAACAATCTCATCGACTTTAAAAAGTTATACCATACTGCTTTTTCTTCTGGTGACATTTCACTGTCAATATCTTTGTCAAAGAATACTTTTAAGTTGTTTGAATCAACCAAGCTTATAGTAATATTGCCTAAATTTCTGTCGTTTATGACATAATCAAAATTAAAAAATCTAGCCTGTGTAGGATCTAACGTGGCTTTGGCATTTTCGTCGCCAATGTTTACCGCGTCGAATCGACTGCGAATTTTATCAAATAAGTTTTCAGCTACTTTTTCAATTTCTATCATAGTATTATATTTATCAAATCATTATGAAGGGCATGGGCATCAAAATTTCATCGCTGGAATCTTTGAGCTTTTCATCTAAGTTGGGATCAAACTCTCGCAAGAACATAGACATTCGAACAGCCAACAACATAGACATTACTAAATCGTCTGTTTCCCCTATTTTGGCTGCATATCCGCTGCCTGCTGCTATAAAAGTTTTTAACTCACTTACTAATGCTTTACTTGCAATGTGCAATTTTCGAGTTTCTATTAGATTTTTAAATTTAGAACAAGCAGATAATTTTGATTTATTAGTTGTTGTGAATCCTTTTCTATAAGTTCTATTCGATCCTACTTTTTTTGGCTCACTTAAAAATATACCTTTTATATTTTCTTCTCCGTATTCGCTAATTGCTACCAGTGCTGCTTCACCGAGGGTATTGTTTTCTACACTGTAATAAACATCATTATTTGATTTTGTAGTTTCCGCTAATGTCTTTGTTATCTCAGATAATATCTTTACCTGTGTTTGCACTGATGTTTTATTATGCTGCCATTCTGCTATTTGTTTCATGCTGGGCATTTCTAATACTTGGATAGCAGCAGGGTCTCCTCCTGTACCTAAACTAGGATCTAGTGCAACTATGTAAACATTTCCTTGTTCTGGTTTTTTATACCAGCGAACCTGTCCTTGTTTAATCAACGGATCTATTCCCGACATTTCAGTTAAAAAGATAGGGTTAATCAGTGTTTCGTCGTGAATAATAAATTCGCATTCCATTTCTCGACGAAAACGTTCTTCCCCTAATTGAGCACGCATTTCTGCTGCCCATTTTTCATCCCTGTCAGGATGCTCTTGCCATTTACTTCTATATGCCCTAAATCCGTTAACACCTAACTCTGTTTCATTGCCATATTCGTCAATGCGTTTATTTGCTTGACGCCAAATTTGTGCAAACTGATCTTCATCACTGTTTGGTGTGCTGGTTATAATGCACTTACCGCCTGTGGCCAGTGTTGGACTAATCGACGTCCAGAATTCGCTGGCAATACTGGGTCGCACAAACGCAAACTCATCGCAATACAATAAGGATATACTCATACCACGACCAGTATTTTCTGTTGTGGTAGCACTTACTATTCGACTACCGTTGTCAAAATCTATGCTGCCCTTATTATAACTAGTTACACCTGCTCGAATATAATCCGGGACACTTTCGTATGCATATCGGATACGCTGCATAATTTCCTGAGATCCAGTATATTTGTGAGCTGCAACAAGAACTGTGCTGTCAGGCTCAAACATAGCATACCTTAGCAGATATCCCG